AATGCATTAAAACCACCATTTAATTTATACATAAAAGCTGTTGATAAACTGGGCAACGAAAGTGCCAACGCCACTTTAATAGCTTCTAATGTAATAGCTTTGCAATCCTTTGAAGATATTTCAACAATCAATGAAGAAACTGCATTCGCTGGAACATTTACAAACACATTTAAGGGAGAAGATAGTAATGGAACACCAGCAATAACATTAGATACGATAACACTTTTTGATAGCCGTAGTGGTAATTTTGATGATGCAGATTCTAGTGGATTTTTTTTTGATACAGGAGGATTAGCAGATAATATTACAGGATCAGGTAATTATGTATTTTCAAACACATTTTCTTTAGATGCAGTTTATGATGCCACATTTCAAACACAAATAACAATGGAATCAGATGATCCTTACGATTTATTTGATTCTGGTAGAGGGGCTTCCCTTTTTGATAGCGCTCGCGCACCGTTCGACGGTAATGCACCTACAAATAATAATGCTATAATACAAATAGGTGCAGATGATTCTAGTTTATCAAATATAACTTCTTTTAGTACTGTTTCACAACAAGGAACATTTAAAGGCAGATTTTTTAAATTTAGATGTGTGATGGAGTCTTCTAATAATAATGCAAGACCTGTAGTAACAGGATTACAAGCTAAATTAGTATTAGAAAAAAGAACTGAAACAGGAGATGATATTGCATCAGGAAGTTCTACTAAATCAGTTACATTTACAAATGCTTTTTTCCAAATTCCAAACATTACAGTTACAGGGCAAAATTTAGCTTCTGGTGATTTTTTCGTAATTACAAATAAAAGTAAAACAGGCTTTGACATTGTATTTAAAAATAGTAGTAATACTATAATAGATAAAACTTTTGACTTCCAAGCGCGTGGAGTAGGGTTGAAAAATTAAAAAAAAAGGACTATAAAGAACTATGTCTCAAGTAACTGATGTAACACTAAACAACCAAGCATTCGGTACGTTCAGATCGGAATTAAACAGCATTCTTGGAGCATTGATGTCTTCACATATTGGAAGTTCAGCACCTGGCTCAGTAACGACAGGAACAATTTGGGTGGACAACGGTACATCTGGAAAATTGAAGGTTAAAATGCAATCACAAGTAATATGTCAGTTACAGGAACAATAACAGAAACAGATCCAAATGCTTTACCATTAGCTTTGGCATTAGGATAGGAGAATAAATGGCAAATACTTTTAAACAAATAAATTTTGCGGCTGAGCCAGCAAGTGCTGGAACACCTTACGTTATATACACAACAGCTTCATCAACAACTACAGTTATCATTGGTTTAATGCTTACTAACATTCATACAACATCAGTAACAACAGAAGTTGAGTTAGTATCTACAACAGCAAATAGAGGTGGTGCAAACAACGTAACTAATGGAACTTCCTTTTTAGTAAAAGATGTAAGTATTCCAAATGGCTCGACATTAGAACTTTTAACAGGCGGTAAAGTTGTTATGGAAGCAGGAGACGCATTAAGAATAGATTGTTCTGTTGCAGATAAACTTTCTGGCTCTTTATCAGTTTTAGAAATAACATAGGAGTATAAATGGCTTTTATTGGCAAACAACCAACTCCATCTCCTCTTACTGCATCTGATATAACAGATGGGATAATTACAAATGCAAAACTAGCACAAGATATTATTTCAGCAGAAACAGAACTAGCAACTGCACCAGCAGATACAGATGAATTTTTAATTAGTGATGCTGGAACTCTTAAAAGAATAGATGCAAGTTTAATTGGTGGTGGTATTGATATGATTGATCAATTTAGATTAAGTGCATCTATAGCTGGTGCTAATCATGTAATTAATGCAAATTGGGAAAGACCAGATACAGGAATATCAGCACAATTTGGTTCTATACAAATGTCTCAAAGCTCTGGAATATTTACATTTCCATCAACAGGTTTTTATAAAATAGATTTTATTGCTCTTATTTCATATGGAAATGTTGCTGACAATCAAACTCTTATAAAAACTGAAATAACTACTGATAATGCTAATTACACAACTTACGCTGAAGCATTAGCAGGAAGCAATTCTTCATCTAATAATTCTAGATTTTCTGTTTCATCATCAATTATTGTTGATATAACAGATACTACAAATCAAAAATGTAGATTTAGTGGATCAAGTTTTCAAAGCAGTAATGTAGTACTTGAAGGTGATTCATCAATAAATATGACAGTAGCAACTTTTACAAGAATTGGAGATACATAAAATGGCAGATAGAACAGAGTCTCAATGGTTAAATTATGCACTAGCTAGAATGCATAGTGGTACAAAAGCATGGTTTGGTTGGAAAAAAGATTGGACAGGCTCCCATAGAATGTCTTATGAAAATATAATTATACTTGATGAAACAAAATCAATGCCTACTAAAGCAGAAGTTGATGCAAAGATACAAGAATTAAAAATAGAGGCTGGAGAGTAATATGGCATATATAGGAAAAGAACCAGCAGTAGGAAATTTTCAAGTTTGTGATGCAATAAGTGTAGTTAATGGACAAGCGGCTTACACAATGCAAGTATCATCAACTAATGTAGT